TTCTTTCGGATAAATTCTTCCGTTTTGATTTTCAGCACCAGCTCTTTGTAGAATACCTTTAACAATGGTTCTTCCACCTTCATCTTCTTGTACCTTTCCCTCAAATAATTTTGTTTCTATTAAAAGTCCTTTCATTATATATTCTTAGTGTTTAAGTAAATCATTTATTACTTTATCGTATAATCTCATACTATTTGTATTACCGGCGCCATCAAATCTTTTTTCTTTTTGTAAATATGAAACAACTTTATTTTTTAAAAGTTTTTCAACATCATTATTTTGAATCATTTTTTTGATAGCTGCTTTAAAATCATCTATTTCAGGAAATTCATTACCATCAGCATCTCTTGCTTCGGTTACTGATTCCATTTTACTTCTAATCTTATTAGCAATAGTACCTAATTGAGATTTATCAACACCTAAACTATCAACTACCTGTGCAACTAATTGTAATTTTTGTACATTGTTTAATTTAGCATCTTTAATTTTATCAATTGCCTGTGCTAATTTCATTTTAACAGCAGATGGTATAGTAGCTTTTGGTAATTCAGTAGATATAGATTCTACTTTGTATTCCTCTCCATCAACTTCAAACTCATCATCACCTTCTTGCTTTGCTTTAGAAACAGCTGCTCCAAAAGCATTACCTTCATTCTTTTCACCCTTACCATTCCAAGCAGAATCAATTTTGTTAAAGAAAGCTTTCTTTTCTTCATCTGACATTGCATTTATATCTTTACCTGCTTTATCTAAAGCTTTTTGAAAGAATGCCTGATATTCGTTTTCTTCTACCAATACTTCTTTAACTAATTCTTTTAGTCTTGATTTTGTAATTGATGTGTTCATATTATAGTGTTCTAATTTTTTCTGAAAGATTCATTAACCTTTCTTTTATCTTATGTAAACTTTTGTGTGTTCTTTTATAGTAATCATCTCTTTTAACTCCATTCTCATTCTTTATCTTAGAATACCAGTTAACAAATTTTTCTACCTCACCTAATTGTTGTTTGATACTTGTCATACCTCTACTCATTTTAGCTTTAGGGGATGCATCTCCGTTTTTAATTTCTAACCAACGATTTTCATTTAAACTAGCTTCCTCATCATCTTTTGCTAATATCATACCACTTTTATCTGCAATTTCACCAGAATCACTACAATCAGTTGCAGTTGGTTTCATTGTTAATGGTTTTTTAGAGTTAGCAGGAACATCGTTTTTCAACCAATCCTTTGCTTCTTCTAAATCATCAACAACCTCACCACCAGTTACATTAGCTAATCTTTTATTTTTCTTTGCAGTTTGACCTGGCTTTGAAAATGCATTAGGAGTATCATATCCAGCAACTGCAGCAGTTCCAGTCATTTCCTCCAATTCCTTTTCGTCTTGGATTTCTTTAACTATACCTCTGATTATTTCTTTTAGTCTATTTGACATTTATCTTTGATTTTAATTCTTTGATTAACTCATAAGAAAGCATGATAGATGAAACGTTATTATCAGATACAGTTTTACCAATTTTCATTTTTTCTAAAACAGAAATAGTTTCTGACAATTTAATTGTAGTTACTTTATCTGATATTTTAGATTTAATTGTTTTTAATTCTTTCACAATTTGTGGAAGTTCTACTGCTAAGTAATCTTTAAATTTAGATGTATTAGACATGTTATTGATATATTCTTTTAACAAGCCCTTTTGCTTTTCATCTAAATTTGTATATTTTTTATTGAAAGTTTCAACAAGAATCTTATAGGTTAGTAATCGTAGGTCTTTATCTTGTTTTTTGTAGGTTTCTATTAGTTTTGTACTATCAGAAGTAGGTTCAACTTTGTTTGCAGTTGGTCTTGAGATAATATTTTCAATTAATGTAATCTTAGAATTGAATACATCTTTAATATCATAGTTTTCAGATTTCTTAGATTCAAACACTTTATATATTGATGCTAATACTTTATAATTAGTTATAGGAGATGTTAAAAATTGCTCTAATTCAAATTTTGAATTAATTTCTTTAATAAGATTGTATTTTTCTTTAGATAGCTTTACAACATTTAATTTAGAATGAGCCTGTGATACAGTCTCAACGAACATTTCAGCTTTTGCTTCTGAATTGTATTTTTCTTTTAATAGTAAATCATAAAGACGTAATTCTTTATTTAATTCAGTACCTGCGGCAAAGAATTCCTTTACTATATGTTTTGCGTTCTCAGTCTTATCTCCATTAAGAACTTCCAATGTTATTTGTCTTACTAATAATTCAAATAACACTCCAGTGTTCTTAACTTTGGAATGTTTTATTTTTTTCATTTAATTACCCTATAATTTAACCTATGTACATAAACTAACACATATAAATATAAACTTTTTAATGTTTATTAAAATTTACTGTCATCTAACAGATTATTTTCATCTAAAAGGTCAGTTTTTTCAGTTTTTTCACTTAAAATCTTCTTTTTTGCCGAAATTCCGTTTATATATTCTTGTGCTATTTTCTTATTTGATTCATTTGTACGAGTTTCTCTCTTTCTCTCTTTCTCATTTTCTTTGTTTCCCAATGGGTCTCTACCTAATGGATGTTTATCTTTACCATATGTATTTCCCTCTCTTGGTCTACCACCTTTATTATCAACAATCTCCTGCTTCATTTTTTCAATCTCCTCCTCTACATTTTGTTGTTGAGGTGGATTTGCTGGGTCTTGTCCTTGCTGTTCAATTGAATTATAACGGAATCTATCTTTAAGGTCTAATACCATTTTAGCTCTTTCGGTATCCATCTCATCTTCACTTATACCAAATATATTATGATAAACCCAATCGGTAGATAACATGTTTAATGCTTTCATATCACTTGCCAATCTAACTTTTTCACTCCATAAGTTTACTTTTTCTTGCTCATATATTGTAGAAGCGTTTGTTAAAGTAAGTTGGAAGTTTGTCATTTCCGAATCATCTATACCTTGTCCAGCTAAGTGTACAATTGCAATCTTATATAATTCACTAACAATTGTTCTTTGAATTCTTTCAATAGTTCTAGCAAAACGAACATCTTGTGCTGCTAAAGTTGCTTTACCATTTACATCTTCTTCATATCCTAAAAATGCTTTAGGTATTTTAAGTGCTGCAAATAATTTAGCTTTTAAGTAATCAATATCCTCTATTGCCGTATATTCCAATCCAGACAAGTTGTCAATTGAAGTACCGCTATCCCCACCTCTAACAGGTAAGAAGAAATCTTCCGTAAGGTTTTGGATATTGTATTTTAAATTATAATCACCTGTATTTTTATCAACAAATGGAGTTTTCTTCATTTTGTTAATAATCTTTTGCATGTAGTTATCTACTTCATTAGGATTAATATTACCAATATCAATTTTGAATATTCTTTTTTCAGGAGCTCTCATAATACGATGAATTAACATCGCATCTTCCATTAATTGTAATTGTTTCCAAACTCTACGGCCATTTTCAATCATAGCTTTACCATATGGAAGGAAGTTTGTATCTGATAATAAACGGAAGTGAGCTATTTCATAGTTCTCATATTCCTTTTTACCAAATCTATCTAATTCAACTTTAAACTTAACATAGTTTTGGTTCATTGGGTCAGTACCTTCCAATCTTTCCGTATTATATACAGAGTATGGAGTTACATTAATAATACCCTTACCTTCTACCATTTCTAATGCTAAAAAGAAATCTCCGTATTTTACAAGGTTTCTAGTCCAAGGCCAAAGGTTAAATTCTATGTTTATAATATCATAAAATAAGTTATGTAGTATTGCACTTACATTTTCGTTTGATGATTTGATTGCTAATATATCACCATATTCATTCTTTGTTGTGGATTCATCCGAATAGATATCTAATGCAGATGCTATAATTGGGTCATTATCCATAGCATCATAATCTCTAAATAATTCTCTACGAACCTGATGGTATGCCATTGATTGTGCACCCTGATTGGTTTCGTAATATGACCTTTGTAATTTTGTATATCTATCTCTAAGATTTACAAAATTTGTACTCATTTGCTTTTCATCCGTATCAACAACTCTACGCTTACCGTCTTTATCAACGGTAACAATAGCATTTGTTGAAAATAATTTCTTTAGTCTACCAAAAAAACTTTTACTGTCATCTAATTCTTGTTCTGCCATAATTTATTTTATCAGTTTTCTATTTTGACATTATATAACATAAATATCGTAAAATATCAAAACACTACAACCATTGGGATAAATCCTCAAAATCATCCCCAACTCTCATTTTCCAAGGGTTATCATTCATTGTATCATTACCACCATAAATCCCTTGAGATGTGTTTGATGTGATACCACTTACCGCTTGTTTGGTTAAATCAATACCTTCTTGTCTTAAACGAAGTGCGGTATCTCTAACCCATAATCCAATTGATATAGCCATAACTAAGTCATCGTTATAACCTTTCATTGCTTCAGCTCTACCATTCATATAAATAAACGTAAATAATTCATCTATTAAACGAGATGAACGAATTATAATTGATTTCTCTCTAAAGTAATCAGTTAATTTAGATATGATTAAAGGTCTAGTCTTAGAAGTTGTTGAAAACCCAGCTACTAATCCCTTTTCTTCACTTCTATATCTATTTGTCATTTGATGTTGTATATCAATGTATTTTAAATCCTTACTCATATAGAATAAGTTTTTATATCCTCTATCAATTACTTGCTGAATTGTTGCCCAACCAATATTTGCGTTCTCTATTACAAGTAATGCATCATTATATTCTGTTGAAAGTGCTACTAAAAAGTTTCCAAAATCTTTAGTGTCTACCTTACCTCTATATTCTGCAACCTGTACGGAATTCACAATATCAATTACATGACAAGTAGAATAATCGGCACCATCTCCTCTAGCCACATCGGCCACTACCATATATGATTTAGAATAATCTGCATGCTCCCATTTCCAAAGATTTCCATCAAACCCACCTTTCTCAATTGGTGGTATTACATATGTTTCTTTATAGAACATTAATAATTCAGGTTCAATTACAGTTTCACCAGAAGATATAAAATCACAATCACATTCTTGTGCTGCTTTCTTTGTACCCAATAGCTTCTCTTGCTCATCTCTCCATTTTTGGTCTCTTTCAGGATGAACTGTCCAATGTAATCTGATTGTATTAAATGGATTTGTACTTTCTTCTGCGCCTAACCAAGTTTGGTGAAACCAATTACCCACACCATTTGGCGTAGATAGTGCAATACAAGCCCCACCCGTTGAAAGCGTAGATTGAGCCGATACCCAAATCTCATCAATATCATCAATGAAAGCTGCTTCATCAAATATAAGAAGTGATAATGCTTCAGAACGTCCTGCATCAGGAGAACTAGCAATAGCCTTAATTTGAGAACCATTTTGTAAACGAAGGGAAAGCTTGTTATCTTCCATTGACCCACCTTTAAGCCAACTTGGAAGTAATTCATGCATCACTCTAACCTTAGTTACTAAGTTCTTTGCAACTTCTTGCTTTGTTGCGATTACCAACACGTTAAAATCCGTATTGAATATCATTTTCCAAAGTGAAAACCCAGCACAAAGTGTTGAGATACCAGTTTGTCTTGATTTTAAGACTACATTGAATCTATTATCTTTAAATTGAGTTAAAGTTTTTTCCTGAAATGGGAATAATTGAAATGGTATCTTACCTCTTACAGGGTGCTGAATCATACAATACTTCTTCATAAAGTGAATAGGGTCTACCGCACACTTTTTATATTCTTCTGCAATAATCTCTTTTAAGGATTTCTTTTGTGTTATACCAGTACTCATATTAATCTTTAAGAGGTCTTACTAAATCGTAATTTTTATCTTTTAATTTATCGTAAGCCTCATTTCTTAATTTAGTAGCTTGTTCAATCTCACCTTCAAATTTAACAATATCCAAAAGAATTTCTGCTTTAAGTTCTTCTACATCTCTTTCCATACTCCAAGTTTCAATTTTACCATCTTCTTGAACTACTTCATAAGTTTGTTTTGCATCATCATACGCTTGTTGAAATTGTGCAATTACATCTTTACCATGTGCAATCATATTAGAATACATTTTATAATCTTCATATTCTTTCCACAATCCATCTACTTTAATTTGAGATTCTCTTAATGTAAGACAGTGTAAACAATATCCAGTTTTAGATATTAATTTTTTATCAACTCTACCTACTTTTATTGTTTTGCAATTATCAGATTTACAAGTATTCAATGAATCTAAATACGCTCTAACTTCAGCCATAGTATCACCCAATTCGGATGTTTCTATTTTACCAGCTTCCAATTGTTCCCAAGACCTACCATCGGTATCGGTCCATTTTTCACCAATTGTTCTTTTTACCTTTTCTTTATCTGCTCCAGAAAATGAAATAAATGATTCCTTTTCATATTCAGCCCCATGCATTACCATATCTACCAACTTTCGTCTAGTTGGATGCATGAATTTTTTATTGAATTCTCTTGCCATATTACTTACGATATATTTGTATATATAAGTATATCAAAATAAAGAAAACGATTATTTATCAAAGAAAATACCTAAAATTTGATTTAGGGGTGCGAATGCGCCTGTTAATTTGTAAGTGTTACCTCCATAGACAAATACAATACCCTCATTTGGTACAATCTTTTCGAATCCACCCAAAGCATTTAATCTTTGTAATTCTAATTTTAATTTTGCAATCTTCTTAGGGTCACCACTTGCTTTTACTTGGGATATTGTTGTTTCTAAACGTGCTACCATTTGTCTTTTAGCACTATCAGGATTTGCAGTAAGTACCGATTCCATAAACGATAATACATCCGCACCAACTCCTAAGAATATCTCCTCAAATCTCATTAGATTTTGCTTTGATATCTTTTGTTGGTCTTGCTTATCGGTTTGTTCAGCCCATGCTCTTAATTTGTCATCAGTTATTTCTGCTATACGGAAACCTTTGTCCCCAAAAGCCCATCTTTTAATTAATCCTATTTTTTGTTGATAATCTAACTTCTTAGCTTTCTTTTCTACGAAATCAGTCCACCATGATTGATGATAATCCGCCACACCATCACTATCTGCTAACTTAAACTCATTTTGAAGTTTAGTAATCATTCCTAAATACTTTCCTTGCAATTTAGAAAGGTGTTCTGATTTAGGAAGTTTATTAATTGGAGGGCCCTGTATTGTGTACTTAGATTGAACGTGTGCATTTACTTGCTTAATCATTCCACCTAATATAGATGCCGCTTGTTGATTCTCACCTACAATAGTACCATCCATATCATAATCAAACGTACCATGAAATACTAATAGGGGTTGATTGTAGGGGATTACATTTACAGACGTTGGATATATTACTTCTAAGTTCATAAACGAACTACCATCCTTAAAAACCTTCTTACGTTGTGGTTCTGATAGTGCTCCGATTGCTTTTGATAAATCTTGCATAGCAAAATTGTATGCATCGGTTAATCCACCTCTACCGGCAAACTTATCTGCTACCTGTCCTATTGTCATAGCACCAGCTCCTTTGTTCTTTAGGTGTGATTTGTTACGAGCTGCAACTAATCTACCAT